ACAAAGGGGAAGACCCGTGGCAAATACTGCTAAAAGAAACTACAAGAGAGAGTATAAAAATTATCACTCTTCTACAGAGCAGAAGAAAAACAGGGCAAGCCGCAATACTGCACGGGCAAGAATGGTTAAAGCTGGTGCAGTAAAAAAGGGTGACAAAAAAGATGTGGCGCACAGGAACGGCAATCCAAAAGATAACCGCCGTAATAACCTTAAAGCCGTAAGCAGAACAGCTAACAGGTCATTCGCCAGAACAAGGACGGCCCGCAAGGTAAACAGGAGAGCTTAAATGTATGTTTCGGGTTCTAGCGGGTTTGCAATGCCTATCGGAAAGACTGGCGATAAAAAAACAAAAATGAGGGTTCATTGCAAAAAATGCCCAAGATGTGGTGAAGACTTAAAAACCGTTTTTGTTCACGGGCATGAGCAATGTGTGACATGCGACCAAGTTATACATGATTGCTGTCAAGGAGAATGTGCATGAAAGCCGCAAAGATGATGTGCGCCAAGCGCAAAAAACCAATAGCCTTAAAGGGGGGCGGCAACCCTGTGGCCAAAAGCCTGTCTGACCCAAAATTTAAGTCTAAGGTAGTAAAGCCAAAAAAGGGGAAGGGGTCTTACACAAGGAAGGGCAAGGCCCTTTCTTTTGCATCTGGCGGCAAAACAAAGTCAAAGGTCAATCAAGCCGGAAATTATACAAACCCATCTTTGCGTAAAAGACTTTTCAACCAAATTAAAGCCGGGGGAAAGGGCGGCGCCCCAAACCAGTGGAGTGCGAGAAAAGCTCAAATGCTGGCGTCTGCCTATAAAAAATCCGGTGGAGGGTATAAAGACTAATGGAAAACATGAAACTGCCGCTGGCCTTAGTTATCGCTATGGTCTTGCAAATATCAGGGGGAGTATGGTGGGTGAGCCAGCAGGCGTCAACCATTGCCTCGCTTGAGGAGACGGTAAGTGAAATGTCTAGTCGTATGGCCATTGAAGAAAATGTAAATCTAAAGAGGGATGTTGAACAACTAAAATCAGAGATAGAGGATATTTGGGAAATGGAAAACTCAGTCAGTATGATTATGACTGAGCAATTAAAAATCAAAGGCCGTATCTCTGTTGTCGAAAAAGAACTGCAATTTATTGAACGTGACCACGGAAAAATCATTGGTCACCCAATGGAAAAATGATTAACCATCGGGAGCGAGTTGGTGATATGAATGGACCCGGTGACAGCGATTGGAGTGGCCTCTACCGCATACTCGGCTATAGTAAAGGGCTTTCAGATGGGCCGCGAAGTCGAGTCTATGGCAGGAGATTTTGGAAGGTGGATGAACGCCATCAACTCAGTAAAGCATGGACACGAAAAAGCAAAGAAGCGAAAGTTCGGAAGTATAGAAGAGGAAGCGCTTGAAACATTCGCCGCAAAGAAAAAGGCGGAGAAAATGGAGGAAGAACTCCGGCAGTTCATACAATGGAATTACGGGGTTAGCGCTTGGCAGGAAGTTATAAAAATACAGGGCCAGTTAAGAATTGAAAGGCAAAAGGAAGCTGAACGAAAAAAGAAGCAAATAGAAGAATTTATCATCATTTTTCTCAGCGTCTTGGGCATTGTAGTATTCAGTGTTATAATCTTTTTAATGATATGGGCGGCAAATAATGGCACTTAAAAAGTCTCAAAAAAGCCTGAAGGCTTGGACAAAGCAAAAATGGAGGACCAAGAGTGGTAAGCCATCGACACAGGGTCCAAAAGCTACCGGGGAAAGATATTTACCTGAGAAGGCCATCAAAGCCCTATCAGCGAAAGAGTACGCGGCGACAACCCGTGCTAAACGAAAAGCAACTAAGGCTGGTAAGCAATTCGCCAAACAGCCTAAAAAGATACGAGCTAAAGTGAAGCGGCACAGAAAGGTTAAGTAATGGCTGTAGTAACACCAGACTTACCAGAAATTTTTGAAGAAGCGTTTGAACGTGCTGGGCTTCAGATGACAACTGGCTATGACCTAAAGACAGCGAGGCGTAGCCTTAACTTATTGACGTTGGAGTGGCAGAACCGTGGCCTTAATCTCTGGACCATTGACGATGGTACTATATCTCTTACGGCAGGCACAGCGACTTACAGTATGCCTGCGGATACTATTGACCTTATTGAACATCAAATTAGAACGGGGACGGGTACGAATCAGGTGGATACGAATCTGGAGCGTATCAGCGTGTCAACGTATGCTCAACAGTCTGTTAAAAATGCTGAAGGACGCCCCTCTCAAATTTATGTTGACCGTCAAGCAACGGCTGTCAACCTTACACTCTGGCCTGTGCCAGATGTTAGCACATACACTCTATCGTATTTCCGCCTTCGTGGAATCTCTGGCGTCTCGTCTGGGATAGGGTCAAGTGCTGATGTCCCACCAAGATTTGTTCCATGCTTGGTGGCTGGATTGGCGTATTATATCGCCATGAAAAAACCTGAAGTGGCGGCTCGCGTGGCACCGCTTAAACAAGAGTATGAGTTCCAGTTTGAACTAGCGGCTGGAGAAGACTCAGACTCATCATCAATCAAGTTCGTGCCATACGACACATTTTATTTAGGAGGTTAAGGTGGCTGATAAGAAGGTTCCAACACCAAAAAGCAAATCTAAAGCATTTGCAGAATATAGAAAGAAGCATGGGTACAGCCACAAGGCTGACCCAAAGCACCCAATGAACGCAGAGGGCAAAGGCGTTATGAGGAAAAAGAGCGGCGGGGAAGCAAAAAAGAAAGTGCCAACACCCAAGCCGCTAAGACAGGCAATGAAGGAAAAGTTTGAGGAAAATGTAAGAGATGCAAACTTTCTCGCTCCTGAAAGCGGCAAAGGCACTCTAAATGACCCAGCTAAAAACAGCGTTACTCTCAAGAAAAGAGCATTTAATAAAACTCTAAAAGAGAACCCAACAGCAGTAAAAAGGTTGAATAAAATGGCTAAAAAAACAAAGGCCATGAAGTCTGGAGGTAAGCTGAAGATGGTAGAAAAAGGCGGGAAAAAGGTTCCTTTTTACGCCGCAGATGGAGTAGGAAAAATGTCAAAAGGTGGTTCTATGAAAATTAAGTCTGGTGACACATTGTCTCAGATTGCAAAGAAGAGGGGCGTAACTCTAAAGTCTTTGTTGGCGGCTAATCCAAGCATTAAAAACGCCAATCAAATTAAAGTTGGGCAAACCATCAAAGTGCCTCCAGTTACCAACAAGGGCAAAACAGTTTCCTTGCAAGCTGGCTCTAAATCTAAAAACCCTTATGAGGGCATGACTCAGACTGAAATGAATATGCTTCGCTCTAAAGATAAGCGGTCTAATGAAGCGTTTACAAGAACAGCACAAATGCAACAAAAGGATGCGGCTGGGCGCACTTCACCAAACACCAGAAAGGCCAATGCCCTAAAGGAAAAGCAGTCTGGTTTTGAAGCGGCTAAAAACAGAGCAAGAAGCCGCATGACAGCGTCTCAAAAAAAGCAAAATGACGCGACAACATCAAAGCTAAAAAGTGCGGGCAGTAAGGCAATTGACGCGACAAAAAAAGCATTGAGCTTTACGCCAGCAGTTAAAGGGGCTACAGCGGCAAAAAAGGGCGCAAAAAGTGCCGCAAACAAAATTGCCTCAAGAGCAAAAAACAAACGCCCAGCAATTCCTTCAAATGACATTGCCGCAAAGAAAGGCGGCATGATGAAGGCAAAGGGCTACAAGCACGGCGGTACGGTTCGTGGTGCTGGCGCCGCAACAAAAGGCAAGCGTTACGGGCGCTGTGGTTAATAGATGACAATTGCCAGAGGGAAATATGCCTACGGCATCTGTGACAAGACGGGGTTTAGATACAAGTTAACTGAACTCGTTGCAGAGGTGCGTAATGGCGTTAAGACTGGTCTTAGGGTTGGCAGAGATGTTGCCGACCCTGACCACCCTCAAAACTTTCTTGGAAGGCTTCGCATAAACGACCCTCAGTCTGTGAGAGATGCGAGGCCAGACAGAACAGAGCCTGACGCTGTAGCGTTATTGGGTAATAACCCATTCACTACCGGAGTGTCAGGTTCAAGTGTTATAACTATAAAAGAAATCAATCATGGTCGTGATACAGGCGACACTGTGAGGTTTCGTAATGTTGACCCGTTTGACGGCATCACAAAAAGTGATATGGAACTTTCTACGGGCTATAGCATTACAAAGATTAATAATGACTCATATACAGTGACCGTATCCGGCACTGCCTCTGTGGGTAATTCAAGCGGTGGCGGTTCGTTTGCTAGTGCAGGCCCTGTAACACCTTTGGCGTGAGGATTAGATGTCTTTTACATTTGGAGAGCTTAAACAAGCCATACAAGACTTCACAGAGAATGACGAGACAGGCTTCGTAACGAATCTGCCTGTTTTTATTCGTTCAGCCGAAGACCGCATTCTAGTTAATGTTGACTTAGAAAACTTTCGCAAGAACGCAACATCTACTCTTACCGCTGGTAATGAGTATCTTTCCACGCCAAGCGACTTTCTAGCTCCTTTTTCAATGTTTATTACTGACGCAGGTAATGAAGGATATTTAATTGAGAAGGATGTTAACTTTATCCGCGAGGCATACCCAGCACAAACCACACAAGCTCTTCCTAAGTATTATGGTTTCTTTGATGCTACAGCCACGGCTGGGGCTGGCAATGTGCAGGCAAACTTTATTTTAGGCCCGACACCAGACCAGAACTACGGAGTTGAGCTTCACTATTATTATAGACCCGCAAGCCTGACAGCCGGGACTAACAACGAATATACATGGCTAAGTCAATATGCGTCTAACGCCCTACTATACGGTTCGCTAATAGAAGCGTATATTTATATGAAAGGCGAACAGGATGTTATAGCTATGTATGAAGGGCGCTTCCAAGAGGCTCTTTCACGCCTGAAGGACCTTGCAGAAGCAAGAGAAAATGATGACGCATATAGGCAGGGTCTACCCACAAGACCCCGCTCATAAGGAGTAAAAGATGGCAACATCAAATGCGGCAACCACATATCTGGAAAGACGAGTTCTTGATTACTTGTTCAAGAACGATTCTCTTTCCTTTGCCACGCCGGGCAATAGCATATATGTAGGATTGGCTACCGCAGTATCTAATGCTGAAAACGGCAACCTAACTGAAGTTAGCATCCTTACAGAGGACGCCGATTATACTCGTCAGCAAGTTACCGCCGCAGACTGGAAGCAGTCCGTGACAACTTTGGCTGTCGCGGCTGGCGCTTCAGACACAGAGCTGGTGTTATCAGATGCGGAAGCATTTCCTGCAACAGGTACAGTGGTAATAAATCAAGAGATTATTACTTATGCTGGCAAGGACGGAACGGCTACAGCAGATGCGAATGGCGCAGTTACATCTTCAACATCTTTAGCTGTTGATGGCAACTCAGGAACCATTTCTGCTGGCATGGTTGTTACTGGCACTGGTATTACTGGTACAGTTCGTGTTGCCACAGTAACAAGTCAGAATGCTTTGGTTCTGGACACTGCCATTACAATTGCAGATAACACAGCTCTGACATTTACAGGAACAAGCATCTTAACAGGCTGTACCCGAGGCACATCAAGCACAACCGCCGCATCTCACTCTGTTTCAGATACGGTTATTTCTGACGCTCAAAAAGTTATCAACGATGACAATATTGAGTTTTCTCCATCAAGCGGTATTGCTAGTTACACAGTTACCCACGCATTTATTTCTGATGCAAACTTTGCAACAGCAGACGTAAACGGCGCGGTTTCAGCTTCAACAAACGTTGCTGTTGACAACAATGTTGGAACAATAGCTGTTGGGGATGTTGTTACAGGAAGTGGTATTAGTGGCCTTGTTACCGTTGCCACCGTTACATCTCAGAACGCAATTGTACTCGACACCGCAGTTACCCTTTCTGATAACGATAGGCTCAAGTTTGACGGAAGCAATACCTTGTTTATCGGCGCATTGGATGTGTCAAAAACAATTGCATCCGGGGATATCTTCCGTATCAATGGTGGAAATCTAAGCGTTGAGCTGAAGTAAAAAGGTACGGTAGTACAAATGGCACTGACAATTAAAGACCGTGTAAAAGAAACCACAACAACCACAGGAACCGGAACATTTACCCTTGGCGGTGCGGTTAGTGGATTTGATGCGTTTTCCACAATAGGTGACGGAAACACCACCTATTATGCATGTTCTGACGGCACGGACTTTGAAGTTGGTATTGGCACATATACATTGTCTGGCACAACCCTATCTAGGGACACTGTGCTAGAAAGCAGTAGCACAAAGATTACAGCAGACGTTAACGGCGCTGTGAGCGCCTCTACAGCCGTTACAGTTGATAACGTGCAAGGAGGCACTCTAACAGTGGGACAGCGCGTCAGAGGCTCTGGAATCTCCGGCGTTGTGACTATTGCTACAGTGAACAGCCAGACAAGTATTGTGTTAGACACTGCCGTTACAATGGCAGACGATACAGCCCTGACCATAGGGGATGAGAAGATAAACTGGACAGCAGGCACTCGTACAATATTCTGTACAATGCCCGCAGAGAAGATGATTTTCAATGACGCATCAGACAGTCCTGTAAACCTAACGGAGCAGGACCCACAGGCGTTAGCATTTGCGATAGCATTAGGATAGTGACATGGCGAACTCGTTTAAGACAGTTACAGACACAGCAGTAGGGACGAGTCCGGCTACCATATACACTTGCCCTGCTTCCACAGAAACAACAATCATTGGCCTCAACATAGCCAACATACTTAGCTCATCTATTACCGTAGATGTCCAGTTGGAAAACAATGACGGCGACAATGTGTATATTGTA